TTGTTTGGTTTTTTCGGCCACATAGATTTAGGTAGTAATGCACAATCTGAACGACAATTGATATGCATAGGGTAGAAATTAACACCAATTTTAGCGTCTTTAACTTTGAATATTTCTCCATTAAGCCCCTTGCATACTTTAGTTGTTCTACTATCAATTTTTGCAATATACATATAATATCCTTCCGGTGAAATTTCTTTCATGCTGTCAATACTTGATTGTGCGTGAACACGTGCCGATTCCGTATAAAGCAATGATTTAATTGCTGCAGTCTTTTGTCTTGCTGTGCCTTCGAATTTGTTTAGGTGCTTGCGCATATCTTTAACATATTCATTAGGATGTCGACCTCTAATAACCACATTAGCAATTATTTCTTCTACTTCTTGTTTCATCGCTTCAGTATTAGTCCATAATCGCTCTGACCAAACGACACCATGAAATTGTGTATCAACGATTGTATCTATAACTTCTTTAGCTACTTGTACACCTTCACCTAAAATACCCGCTTGATCACTGAACACACGATAAGCTGTTGATTCGAAATATTCCCTCATCGATAATTCTGTTTGAGCTGTTGCATAAGCAATTAAGAATTCTATTTGAATCTTTAACATCTGTTCTCTAGATACATACATCTTAGTGTTATACTTCTTTAATTCTTCATTTGCTCTATCGCTAAAGTCCTTGTTTTCGACCAATCTTTTTGCTTCTTCTTGAAACGCTTTTACATCGAACTCATCAATAATCTTTTGTGCTTCTTGTAATGTAACGCCTGCAAAATCTCCGTACTTAACAATAAACGCATTGATTTCTTTTTCAATGCGCTTAATCATCATATTCAATATACGTTCTATTTCTTCAGCTTTAGTTTTATCACGCTTCAACTCATTCTCGATTGCTTTGCGTCCGCGTTCTTCCCAATATTCTTGAGTGTTTTTGTTAGGCAATTACAATCATTCCTTTTTATCAACAGTATCTTTTGTATCATCATCTTGTTCGTCATCATTGATGTCTCTAGGGTCTTTATAAATACCTTTTTGAGCTTTTTTAATAGATTCTTTCTCATCTTCTTCTATTTTCTTGACTTCCAATTCAGGGTCTTGGAAGAACGAGAATAGAGACATTAAAGTTGTTTGACTAATCTTCCCGCCAGAATCAATATAAGCTTTTAATTCTTCGATTAATGATTTAGGTAAGTTTCTGTTGTATACGTATCTAACAGTATTGAAATCTTTGTTAGCGTCAATCGACCGTGTATTTTTAAGTATTGTCTCTAACAACTTAGCACGACGTCTTAACCCTTTAGTGAACAATCCTTCTTTAGTTTTAGTACGTTGTTCTAATCCGAATAATTTGTATTTCATTGCCTCGCCCGATTGAGTGCCACTAAAGTTATCATCTTTCATGTTAGGCGTGTTGGTAAACATGTGTATATCACTGTTCAAACGGTCTTTATAAGCTTCGGTACCTTGTACATCGTATTGTTTATAAATATAACCGCCGTCAACTGAACCTTCTGTTTCGATACCTGTATCCCTATTCTCATAAACGGTTGGCTCTAAAAATAACACGTTAGCTTCCTTTTGTTTTCTAACTTCTACAGGATCTAAATTTAAATTACCTTTAATAAGTAACATAGCGTCATTTAAATCACTCATATAGTTAGCAGTATCTGATTCAGCATTATCATACAAATCAATTAAAGTGATTACTTTCTCATAATCCCCTTTTCTTCTTTCGTTGTTGCTAAATTCTGTAATAGGCATACGTTCGAAAGAGTGTGATTCAAAACCGTTTTCACGTGGTGTGAGCTTCAATCCATTTGTTCTACTGGTAAGATATCTATAAACACCGTGAGAAGTAAATAAATCAACTGTAAACACTTCATCTTCGTCAGTCTTGTCTATTGGTTTAGTTCTTAAATATCTAACTCCTGCGATACTATTACGTTCAATTGTATTGTCGTATATGACAAAAGTACTCATTGCATCACTCTTGTATAAACGCGTTTCATCATCTTGGTTTCTAATCATTAACTCATAAGCTTTGCCATAAATTGACAAATCTAATCCTAAAGATCTATTGTGTGACTCAACATCATTTAAATCATTGAACGCCTCAATAGCTTCTAATACATCTTTATCATCATCTTGACATTGAATCGGATTACCTAAGAAATAACCGTTAATAAAATCGCTAATATAAGATGCGTAATCATGCGCTACACGGTTATCTGCCATGTACTCTTCTTTGCGTCGTGTTAACTCAACCAGATTCTTAGTTTTACCTTCGTAATAATCACTTAACACTTTTAATCTAGGTCGTTGGTAATCCATGTGATGTTCAATGTATTTACTTACTTCATTAATGTTTTGTAATAAATCAGACTCTGTCCCGTCATATGTGTAAACAACATTAGCTTCATCGTTAAACAAGTAATTTCTGTTTTCTCGTAAATCAGTATCCGTTTCAAATTCGTTTGCCTTTAACATTTGTTCCCTCCTATAATCCTAGAGATTTAATTACTTTTGTTTTGCTTTCTATATTCTTTTTACGTTTTTTACGTACGATATGATATTTCTCAAGACTATAACGCAATGCATCGATAATATGGTTATTAGCATCTATAGGCTTGTTCAACCACTTACCATCATTATCTTGGTCAAATGTATAAGTGTTGAACTCTTCAATAGCGTGTTCACATGATGGGTGTATAATAACTTCAAAGCCTTGAATGAATTGAATGCCTGGTAAAATAGTATTAGCGCCTTTCAACGCTTTTCTTATACCTTTAATCCCTTTAGATTTCAATTCACTGATCACTCTATCTCCACCAGCCCCATAATCAGCTGCAATATCTACATCACCTAATCCTTTTTTAATAAGCATTTGTTTTATATCATCAGTTAACATCGCTTTTTTATAGTGTTCATCATAGATGAATAACTTTTTGTTTTTTAAATCTACAACCGTACTAACAACTGTTGTAGGGTCTTGACTAAATCCAAAATCCATTCCGTGAGTTATTTCTTGCGTTCTTTTAAACTCCTCAAACCAATCAAAGTCTTCCACTTTAAAATTATCGAATACAAGCCCCTCTGCAACACCCCAATCTCCATCACAAACGATTCTTGCACGTCTAGGATTCTTTATATACAAATCTTCATATCGTTCAATATCGACTTTATCTAGCCATTCATTAACTCTATAAGTTGTTGTATCTGAAAAAGTATTGTTTAATTTTGTTTCTTCATCAAAAAATGTAGGCTTCAACCAATGTCTTTCCGACCACGGGTTAAAAGTGACTGTGATTTGCTTGAAAAATTCCGGACTATCGTAGCTACCACGTATTGACTCAACAACAGTGCTAAACTTAGCGAATGTTTCTATTTGATAAGCCTCTTCAAACCAAGCCCAACACAAAATGCCTGTATCAACAGTAATCGATGTTATTTTCAATGGGTCGTCTAAACCTCTAAACAGTATTTTTTGTCCAGTAGGTTTATACGTTATTTCCGGCAAACTTTCGTTGAATTTAAATAAGTGAGCAACGCCTAATTGGTTAGTTGCCCACTTTAAATCTGTATACGTTGATTGTTTGTTAGTGTTGCTAAATCTTCTGACTACAAGTATATTTGCCCAATCATATTTCATTATTCGATAAATGAGATTAATAGCGGTAGTTTTACTTTTCTTGCTACCCCTTGAACCTTTAACAACACGGTAAAAGTTTTTGTTGTGCCAAAACTTATTGTAGCCACCACCGATTTTATTTTTTAGATCAAGTATTTCATACATGACTAATCATCTTCCGGAATATTATCAACAAACATCGGTATTTTGTGGTCGACTTCTTGTTTGTCTGTAAATAATTTGTGATGTCTACCTAACATCTCTAAGGCTTTGTTTTGGTCACTTATTTTAGGTGACTTAGTAACAAGTTGTATGTGTTCATCGTATACTAATTGCATTTTGCCAGTATCCGGATTCTCTTTATAGTCTCCAGTTTTTGTTACGACAGCTTCAACTTCCGTGTGTTCTCCTCTAGCTGTTCTAGTTAGCCTATACAACACTTCTTTACCTGACATAATATTCTCGTCAAAGAGTTTTGTTTCAACCTCCTTGATATAATTCTGAATTTCAACATTCTTCAACATACGCTGTCCTTGTGAGTACGCCGTCTTTTCGCTATATCCGGCATGCACAGCTGACTTAGTAGCATTGCCATAACATTCAGTACCAGGTATTGTATATACTTCTGCAAACAAACGTTGCTTTTTAGTTAATTTGTTCATTTCATTTACCACCAACTCTCGCGCTATACGCTTTTTAAAATTAAAAAAGGGATTGGCTATAATCAGCCAACCCACATAGATCCTTTATTCCTAATTGCGATAAGGGAAACGCAGTAAGATAGTCAATATCCTACACTATCATAATATCTCGTTATAGGTGTCAAAAACTGTCATTTTACTGTCAAATTTAGTATTCTCCTAATTCTTCGGCTAGTTTAGACACTATTTTCTTCTTGATTCTATGCGCTGTACTTTCAGAGATGTGTATGTCATAACAAACCGCAATCAAAGTCTTTTTATTAAAATAATACTCTTGAATGAATTCGCGTTCTTTCCTACTTGATGTGTTGATTATACGTTCAATCGCACTCTTAAACTCAAGAATTTTACCTCTTCGTATACTACAAAGATAATTAGTTACTGCCATTTCTGTTTTTGATGTATTAGATGGTACAAACTCCCCGCCTATATTTGTATCTGTTGGAATCCACGGTGTCATTATTTCACTTCTTAAATCTTCAAGTTGTTTATGATAATTAGGATAATCGCACAACTCGTCTTCTAATTTCCGAACTGTTGATAATTTTAATCCGTATTTCTTTTTAGTCATGAATACCCTCCGTACAAATATGTTTAATCTTCAAAATGTCTCAATCTACTTCTTAATATCTCTATCTACCGCTCTTTAACTTTCACATCGCCTTTTAACTGTTCAGCTTGCAACATCACACCAAACAATAAGATGACTAGTAATATAATTGCTATGACTAACCACATCATCTACTCTGACACCTCCGCCCTCATCAAATCAGACTGATCGCTCAACTTTGCGAAGTCACTCGGCGCCTCTACATCATCATTAGCCGTCATCATAATATATACTTGCTCCGTTACATACTTACCTAACTCATACATTGCTAGTAAGAATAATAGTCTTAGTATTTGTTTAATCATCATTGTCATCTCCAGTATCAATTAAACTAGGCATCATTCTTAACATAGCCCTTAATTCATGTTCATTCATATTAGCCATCATAGGACTGTAAAATTCACTGTCTTTATCATTAATTTCTTTAATGAAATCATCTTCAATCTTAGCTTTTTCTTCAGGTGTTTTATTTTTATATTTTTTGATTATTTCAGTGTACTTTTTCGGGAATTTCATTTTAGGAATATTAATCATCGTCTGCCTCCTCAACATTGATCCCAACTATATAACCTTTGTTCAATACAAGTTCTCTGCCATAATCTTTTTCTATCGTTAAATAGTCATCATCATTTCTAAAATTGTCCAAAACAAATACTATTTCGTTAAATAATTCATCTTCATGTAATATCAAACTACTACCGTCATGTAATAAAATTCTCAGCTGATTCATTTCCCACGCTCCTCAATAAGTGTGATTGATTCAATCGTATCTGTTTTAATATACGTTGGCTGTTTGATTATATTACTTACGTAAATAAAACCATTAAAATTTACCGTTCTTTCAACATATTTTTCAAAAGGTTCAGCTGTTTTTACAAAATAAACTCCACCTGAAATAGTTTTAATTTTAACATCCGTCATTTCCCACACTCCCTTATATTTTCAAACAACTGACCCACTTTAATAACTGCATCTCTTTTAACTTGCGCCTCGTACTTCTCTTTTGCTTCTTCTTTACTCTCTGCCTCAACAACTGTAAAGCTTTGATTGCTCTTAGCTCGAGTTATGTGTGTATGCTTACGTCCTGTTGAATCTTTGAATGTTGTAACTAAGTATTGTATCATTTCCCCAAAACCTCCTTGACTCGATCTAAGATGTCTTTA